CCTTGTGATCCCGCAGCGCGAACCAGTTGTCCCACTCCGTCGCCGTGACGATGACGGAGATATGCGCCCACGGCTCAAGGACGCGGTTCGCAAGCTGCTTGTGGATGCCCAGTTCGATCAGGGCCTCCGCCGTGATGATCGCGGCTTCGGCTCCGGCCCGCCAGACCTTCTCGGCCTTGACCGCCGTGGCCGCATCCACGTCCTGTTCGGCCTGCATCCCCTTCTGGTTCTGGCCCCACGAGACGGGCAGGGCCAGATCGTCGCGCAGATCGCGGATGATCTTCGTGACCGGGATCGCCCGGCTGCTGCTGGCATTCCGGCTGAACACGCGATGGGTCATGAACTCTGCGTGGATGAACCGGGGATAGCGCAGTTGCAGCGTCGTGACCCTGACGCCCGCCTCGCTGATGCTGTCGGCGATGACCTTGGCCGTGATGGTCACTGATTGCCCCCGGCCCGCTCCCGGTTGTCCCACAGTTCGTCGATGATGGCGCGCTTGGCGTCGATCATCTCCTGCGACCCTTCGGCCGTGTCCAGCGAGACGTGCCGGTGCGACTTCACGGCCAAGCGAGTGCCCGGCTTGATCCAGCGCCCGGTGACGCGCATCTGATCCCCGACGTTGGTCCCGGCGCGCTCGAACGTCCACTCCATGTCGTAGATGAACTGGCGCTGTTCGTCGGTCGTGTCCTCCATGACCAGATGCTCGTTGGCGAACTTCGCCAGCAGCGCCACCAGCGCGCCGTCCGCCGTGTCGGCCACGGCGTAGGGACTTTCGGCGAGGGACGTGAAGCCCGGCCCGATGGCGAGGAAGCTGCCAGTGTTCAGCGGCTCGCCCTGTTCCCCGGTGTCCGGCCTGTAGGTGACGGTGAAGCCGTTCTGGCGGATGTCCAGATACGCCTTCATCCATGCATAGAAGGTCTCGAAGTTGGACAGGATGTCCACGATGAACGAGGCACGTTCCGGCGAACTGGGGCCGTTGCCGGTGAACAGCGACACCGCACCGGCCTCGCCCTCCCCGGACAGGACGCCGGACACCGTGTCGAGCGCCTTGTCGCCCAGCGCCGCCTTCGTCAGTTCCGGGGCCTTCTGGAACTGTTCGATAGGCATGTGGAACGTCGAGAACTTGCCGCCGGGGTTCTCTGCCTTGAAGGACTGGAACCGCTGGATCAGCGAATCGAGACCGGCGTTGTTCTGTTGGAAGTTCATGTGTGCGGTCCCCTTGTGCTGTTGATACGCGGAAGGTCTTTTGAACCTTCGAGTTTTGAGTTCAGAGCGGCAGACGCAGAAGGTCTTTTTCTGCGGATGGTTTTCAGTTCAGCTTCGATCTGTCGCGCTTCACCTTCATGTGCGCGGCGACGGCAGCGTTCCGCTGCGCGATCAGGTTCTTGATCCGGGCCTTCATCGCGACCGCGATCTCCTTGGTCACGTCGTCCTCGACGGCGATCTGGACCTTGCCGCCGGACATGGCGTCGGCCGTCGCGTCGATGGGCGTGTCCTTGGACATGACGCTGCCGGACCCGGCGAACGCGACTGTCAGGGTGCCCTTGTCGCCGCCTGTCGCGGGCGGCTGGTAGTTCGTGATCGGCTGCGGTGCCAGCAGACACAGAAGCTCCACGGTGTCCGGTTCGAGCCGACCGTTCAGCATCAGTTCCGTCGCGGCGACGAAGTGGATGCTCTCTCGCGGGTCGTGCATCTTGTCCGGCGCGAACCGATGCGGGTCTTCTTTCGTGGGATTTTCCATGGTGCCTGTGAAGCTGCGGGTGTGAGGGGCGAATGAGGCGGGCAAGCTACCGGGCTTGCCCGCCTTTCGTCAAGGGGCCGATCAGCCGTCGCACTGACCTTCGGTGTCGGCCGCCGCGCTGGTGGCCTCGCCGACCGCCTCCCGGCGTTCCTCGTCGAAGTCGCGATCCTCCGGCCGATCCATGTCCGGCTCGGCGGGTTCGTCGGCGTCCTCGTCATCGCTGGCCTCGAACTCCGCCACGGCGTCGTCATAGGCCGCCCACGCTTCGACAGCGGCGTCATATTCTTCTTGCTCGCTGTCCAGTTCTTCGAGCTTTTGGCGCAGGTCGGAAGCCGCCGTGTCGATCTCGTCGGCAGCAGCTTCGCAGCCATCCGCGCGCTGTTCGAGCATCTGCCCGGTGTCGCCCTGTTGCAGGCCGTCCGGCATGTTGTCGAACTTGTCGCGCTGTTCTTGGCCGAGATCACGCAGTTCTTGCGCGATGGCTTCCAGATCGTCCGGGATCGACGACCAGTCTGGCGTGTTGGCGCTGTCGTTGATCGCCTTCTCGATGCTGGCGAGGCTGTCGTCGAAGATGCCGTAGAGGCCCTTGAGGAAGTCGCTGTTCGTCAGCATCGCGCGGGTCGGGCGCGTCTTCGAGCAAATCTTCGGGCCGCCGCGACCGCCGACCATGAAGGCCCAGTGATAGTAGCTGTCACCCTTTTCGATGCCGTAGCGGGGGTTCGGCTTGCGGGCGGACTTGACGAAAGTAACCTTGGGCATGTGACGGGCCTCCTGTCTCGGTGGATATGATGACGCCTTTTACGCAGTCCTGATTACGCTGTCAACAACGCGCACGAAGATTATCTGCGACGGCTTTTATCATCGAATATGCCGGGCTGGTCAGGACGCTCGTCGAAGCGATGGCATACTCGCGCCGGATGTCCGCAAGCTGTTCGTCGAGCCGAGACACGATGTCGGCGATGCTATCGCCCGCAATCAGACGCGCCCCGACAAACCGCGCTACGGTGTCCGCTGCGTTATCGCCGGACATCAGTCGAACGCATCAAATAGGCGGGCGGCATCTGGCGAGGCTTCCCAAAGTGAAGCACCCGGATCACCTTGCCCATCAGCAGAAGCCGGTCGATCTCTGCCTCCAACTCCGGGGCGTATCGGCCGGTCATCGAGTGGCCTGAAAAACGCCCATGGGTTGATGACTTCTGATCGCTGCCAGAAGAACCGGGTGTCTGGCGCTGGGACTTTGATCCCGTATCCGAAGCGTTCATTGGTCGCAGTCCACATTACAAGGTAGTTGGCGCTCATCTCACGCGCCTGTTCGACGGTCACGCCTTCCATCCGGGGACAGAGAGCGTCGTCCGCCTGCGTGGCCGAATCCGGGGTGTAGAAGATCGCTAGGCCGTCCATCTACCAGCCCACCTTCGTAACCGCTATCCCGGCCGCCATAGCCTGCTGGATCATGTTCAGGGTGCCTTCGGTCCCCTTGAACGCGATGACCCGCTTGGGAGCCGCCCTGACGACCCGCAGGACCGTGAGCATCTGCGTATTGCGGACGATCCCCGCCCGGCGGCCGAGGGCGTCCCAGTCGGCCTTGAAGACCTGTCCGGGGTAGCCCCGCGCCTTGCGCCAATCGTCGGCCAAGGTGTCAGCGCCCGGCGCTCCCCCGGTGATGACGACGGACGGCGCTCCGAAGTGGCTCACAAGGATGTCGAGTTGATCGGTCAGCAGCGCCGCTTCGCGCTCGGCGCGCTCCACGTCCGCCGGGCTGTCCGGCGCGATGATGCGCCCGAACGTCCTGCCCCCGCAAACCAGCCATCGTTCGTTCATGTCGTGGGCGCTCCCGTCAGTTCGAGCTTGAGGATCAAGACGTTCACCTTGGCGTGGATGCCCTGCCCGATCTCGGTGTTGGACCCTTCGTATTTCTCTCGCATGTCCAGCAGTTCTTCCATGCTGAACGCGATGTCGGGCACTCGGATTGTAACCGGCTGCGCCGCTCGGGCTGCTTCCTGCATCTCCCGGAGCGTCGGATCGTTTTTATGGTTCTCCATGACCCGGCGGCTGATCTCGAACCCGATGTAGCGACCGTCCTTCCAGTCACCCCCAGTCCAGCCTTCGGCCTCAAGCTCGGCACGGATCATCCGTTCTTCGACCATACGCCAATAGCCGATCTTGTTCCGCAAATGGCGGTCTTCCGGCCGCTCCCACGCCAGCAGCTTCCCGTTCAGGGTGTCGTTAGGATGCGCCATGACGCTGCGCCCCCGTGACCTGATGGAACTGGTTGACGTAACCGAGACTGCTGTCTCCGCGTTCATGCTCTTTGATCCAGAGCCGGTAGCGAAACTTCTCCGATACCGGGTCGAAGAACCGCTCCCATTTGTCCGTCACCTGACGATCCGAGATACGCCAGTGGCCCCTGACTTCGTGCCGCTTGTTGTGCCAGCCGCCAGCCCGTGCTTTCAGGTGTTCGTTGATCTCACGCATCCGGCGTCGCGACACCGGCACTTCGACCGTGATGATCGACGTGGACAGGAACGGGCGCTGTTCCAGACGCGGCCGGGCGTGACCGGGGCGACGGTAGCCGACGTAGCGCACCGGGACGTGGTTCAGGAGCGCCAGCGCCGCCACGATGAAGCGCAGATCAAGCGACTGCTCGACGAGGCTGTTCTTCATGATAGACACCCAGTCGTGCCCCCGGCGCTTCGATCCTTCCAGCCACATTTCTTCCGGCTCGACGCTGCCCTTCTCGAACAGCGCGTTATCCCGGACATCCTCAAGGCGGCCAAGGTCAAGATCATCGTCGGGCTTCATCAGGCCCCACGCCACGGCGTTCGATACCCCTAGCGCATTGCCGCGCTCAATGGCGTCGCGATAGTCGGCCGACGACTTCGGATGCGGCTGCAAACGGATCGGCTGCGAGCCGCACGACAAGGACTGCGAAACCGGGAACAGCGCCGCGCCGATCTCGGATGTCGGATCAGTCGGGTCCGCCATCTTGCCCAGCGTCGTGATGCGGAACACGCGCTCATCTTGCAGCCTGTCCAGCAGATAGCCGACGCGCTCCGGCTTGCCGAAGATCGGCCTATCGTGCGGGATGCCCTTCTTGGTCAGCCAGCGATCCAGAACCCGGTAGTCGTATTCGAGCCACATGAACGGGTAGGGCAGCCGCGCCAGCGACCGATAGCCGTCAAGGCGGCGCTCCGTGGCCGGTTCCCGTGGGTCGCCCTTGAAGGCCATGGCGGCGATGATCTCCACGGCCTCGTCGTCGAGCGTGAAGGCACGGGCCTGACGGACGGCGCTGCGATACATGCGCCAATCCTTGTCGGCCTCCGTGCGCCACCAGAAGGCGTTCAACAGGTCCAGATCAAGAGGGGCCTCGCGCGCCATCAGAAGCGGACCCTGTTACGATCCGCTTCCGTCTGGACGCCGCTCACTTCGACGAGCGTCTGCTTGGCGCGCGTGACGGCGACGTAGACCAGATTGGCTTCCTGCTGAACCTGCCACGGCTGGCGAGCGAACGGCGACGGCATCAGTTCGTCGCGGCCCAGCAGGAACACCCGGTTCCATTCCAGACCCTTCGAGCGGTGCGCCGAACACAGGACGATCATGTTGGCCTGCGTGGACACGTCGTCGACGAAGATGCCGTCGATCATGGCGCGCAGACCCTCGACAGTGTTCACGCCGGTCGCCTTGGCGCGTTCGATCAGGACGAACAGGGTCTCCACCTGATCGTCGATCTGGTCAGCGCGTTGCTCCTGCTTGTTCTTGATCGCCTTTTCGATCTCCTTCCGGCGGTAGCTGTCCAGACGGTCGCACAGGGCGTCCAGCGTCTTGACCTTCCACTTCCCGGCGAGCGTCGAGAGACCTTGGCCGACAGCCCGGCCTTCGATCTTGGCGGCCTTGCCGTCACGGATGAACTGGAAGAAGGCGCGGACCAGATACTTGTTCTGGCGGCACAGAACAGCGTCCCCAGCTTCCACGGCAGCGAAGAAGTCCTCGCCGTATTCCATGGACAGAACTTCGCCGTCAGGGGCGGTCTCGTGGGCGGTGATATGCGACACCCAGTTCCGGGCGTGATCGACGACGGCCTTCGGGCAGCGGTAGGTGACGGTCAGCGGCATCTCGGCGCAGGCGAACTCGGACTTGATGATGTCCAAGCTGTCGTTGTCAGCGCCCGTGAAGCCGAAGATCGCCTGATGCGGGTCGCCGACCGCGACCAGACGGCCGCCGGGCTTGAGCATCTTCTTGGCGAGGGCGCGACGGGTCGGGTTCGTGTCCTGCGCCTCGTCGATCAGCACCCAGTCGTGTTGCAGCATACGCAGATCGCGTTGCAGCGGCAGGTAGACCATATCGTCATAGTCGATGATCTCAAGGTTCTGGTTGGAGCGGTTCAGGGCGACACGCGCCATGGCGATGACCTGATCCATCCGGGCGTTCTCGGGCAGGTTCTCGTCGAGACCGAAGTGCGAGATCATGTCGCGCCACGCCATCTCCGGGATGGCGCTGACCGGAACGCCCATGGCACCGAAGCCGCGTTGCTTCGCCATCGACACGATGCCGACGACAGCGCCCGCCAGTTCACGCAGGTCTTCACGCTCGGCGATGATGTCGTTGACGATCTCGGCGACCTTCGTGGCGTCCACGCGCAGGGCGTGACGCGAGCCGTAGGTGAAGCGAAGCTGCTTGTAACCGGCCGAGTGGAAGGTGGAGGCGAACACGCCCTTGCGACCGGCCACGCGCTCCTTGAGTTCCTTCGCCATCTTCGAGTTGTAGGCACCGAGGAAGACGAAGCCGGACATGAAGTCCAGACCGTTCACGATGGTCGTAGTCTTGCCAGCACCGGCAACGGCGACGATGAGGACATTGCCCTCTCCATCGACGATCCAATCGAAGTAGCCTTGCTGCTGAACGGAGGGGGCGAAGGTCATGTGAGCGGGTCTCCCTGTGCGGTTGACAACGAATGTTGATGCACCCTTCTACGCAGGCACAATCACGCAGTCAACAACTAAAACAGGTCGTCCGGGTCTTCCATTCCGAGGGCCAGTCCGAAGCCCTTCAACACGCCGCGCGCTTCGCTCTCCTTCTGGCGCATCTGCACTTCGCCGACCTGACCGGGAAGGAACGCAGCCCGCAACAGCAAGGCCAGTTCAGGTTGATCGGCGTAGGCATACCAGAAGATGATCTCGGACTTCATATTTGTCGGACTGGTGCCGGTGTGACGCATCACCGGCTCAAGCGTGATCGACGTGTGCCGCGACATCAGCTTCTCCGGGGCCACGGCGTCTGTCCGATAGAAAATGTCGATCTTCTCCGGGACATGAAAGAAGATCGTCTTTCCCATGAACTGACCGTTGCGGTTCTCGCGCGGATCAGGTGACAGCCAAGACGGGATGTTGAGGATCGTGAGGGGTTCGTGAAGCTCGCGGTCCATGACTACGACGCGCATGTGAAGGTGTCCTATAGGATGTCGTATTCAGCGAAGGGAGGGTCAGGTTCGGTCAGGCAGGCGAACGGGTCGTCCTCCGGTTTCTTGGCCGCCTCCGTGCCCGCCGGGCGGCCCATCGCGTTCCACACGAGGAAGGCGGCCTTGCGATCCCAGCTTGATCCGGCGAGGCCGCGTATGCCGCACGAGAACAGCTTCTCGTCGGGCACCCCGTCAAGCAGCGCCTTGAAGTCGTTCGCGAAGAAGTTCTCGAACGGCGTCATTGGATGTCGAACTCATCGTCGGCCACGGGTGCAGCCAGATCGGACGGTTCCCACCAGCCGCCGTGACGCGGCCGGAGCGGGTCTTCGTGCAGGATGTCCACGATCAGACCGTCCCCGTCGATCATGTATCCGGGCATGGAATAGCTCGACGAGTAGGCCGGGTTCGCGCGCATTTGCAGGTAGTCGTAGAACGCATCCATGGCGTCCTGAAAGCGCGTGATCTGTAGGATGCGCGCATACTCGCGCAGTTCGTCATCGTCGTGCCAGTTACGCAGGCGGTCGAAGGGGATCATGTCGAAACAGGACGCCATGGACCACGCCTGATAGGTCGATCCCAAGACCCGCTCATACCAGTAGACGCCGAGAGGCAGCAGCGTCCCCAGTCCGTCATACAAGCCCGCCCGGATCACCGTCACGAAACCGGGTTCCTCATTGAGGGCAGCACCCGGTTTGAAGCGCCGCAGGAAGCGCACCACGGAGGGGATCAGATACAGGTCATAGCGGCGGGGGTCTGACATCGGGTCATAGGTCGGCAGGATTGGATCACCCGAAGGAGTGACGCCAAATCCGTAGTTCATGCCGACAGGTTCTCCCTGCTAATGGACGCCGCCACGGTTAAACCAAGTCCGCGAACGGGTCCGCAGCGGCAGCCTTCGGCTTTTCGATGACGACGCCCCATTCGTCCGTTTCCGGCTCGCCGTCGTCGGCTTCCGGGGCGGGCGCAGGGGCACTGTCGGCCTCCGGCTCGCCCATGTCCAGATCGGCGAAGGGATCGGCCTCCACGGCGCTCGCGGTCGGCTCGCTGCCCATGTCCAGATCGGCGAAGGGATCGGGCGCGGCGGCCGTCAGGTCCAGATCGCCAGACAGGTCGATGTCGGCCGCAGGCGTCGGCGTCTCCACGGACGCGGCAGCCGTCTTGGCCGGGGCTTTGCGGACAGGCGCGCTCGTCATCGACACCGGCTTGCCAGCGCCGCCCTTCGGCAGGCTGTCGTTCGCCAGATCGACGCGGAAGGCAGCGAAACCATCCGCGCGCCGGAAGGCCCACCTAACCTTCCCTTCGAGCGGGAACGGGCAGTAGATGAACGGGCCGTAGCGGTTGCCCTGTCCCAGCGGAAAGTCGCTGCCCTCGATTCCCAGCGGCGTCTCCAACTGGTGCGGATAGTTGCCGTCCTTCGTGTGGACTTCCCACCACTTTTCGTTCTGCGCCTGCGTGTCCTTCTTGTGCTGTTCCCACGGCTTGACGTTGCCGTGGTTGCGCCAGTCCTTCGGTTCTTCACCGAACAGCAGATAAGGATTTGTCGTGGTCGGCGTAGTCATGGGTTCAGGCCCCCTTGATTGGAAGAACGGACAGCAAAACGACGAACAGGATCAGCGCCAAGAAGGCGCTCCCGAACATCATGGCGACCATCCAGATCGGGTTGATGGAGCGGACCTTGATGTCTTCGAGTTCGCCCGCGATGGCGTGGTCCACGTTGGCCCCGGCCGGGTAGACGTATTGACGACCGCGACCTTCGATCAGCCGGTCGAACCATGCTTCCACATTCGCCGTATCGCGCTCGTCGTAGTCGCTGTCGATGGTCAGCGCCAGCCGGGCATGACGACCGTCGAGCGCCGAGATGTTGCGGCGAACGTGCAGTCGGAAGCCGTCATACTGGGTGATGTTTCCTTCGCCGATGATCTGCGCCCCGGACGGGTTCTCGCGCATGTGACGGAAGACCGCCGACCGGGCGATGAGCGCGGCCTGCTTGTCGGGCACCCAGCCGTCGTAGGAGTGCTGCCCGATTTGCCGGTCGATCCAGTCTACCATCGGCAGCGCATCGTCTTCGGCCTTGGCCGCAGCCGACGCCGCTTCGATGTTCTCGGGCGTGGTTGGAACCGGCTCCGACGAGATGTCCAGCGCCAGCAGAATGCGATCCAGCACGTTCAACTGGTGCTGCCAGTATCCGGGGTCGTCGCTGTCCACCGTCGCCGGGGCAGCGTTGTCGCGCATGAAGGTCAGCGCCGTGCGGAAGTCCTCGCCATGCGAGATCACGTCCGCGATAGCTTCGTCCCGACGATACGGCTTGCCCGCATCCATGATCGTGTTCGGGTCCGGGATAGACAGGTCGTCCTCTGCCATGGCGCTGACGCTCTCGGCGCGCAGGCGGTCGTGGACTTCGCCCAGTGTCGTCGAACTGGGCATGGCGCGCGAGATGCCTTCTTCGCGGAGGGCCTGCGCTTCGAGACCGAACGCGATCCGATCCACGCCGCGCGACAGTCCTTCCAGCTTCTTGTGGCCCGTGCCCAAATGGTCGGCCAAGGAACGCGGCTGAAACTCGCCAGCTTCCGACATCCGGTTGACCAGTTCGCGCGAATAGTAGCTCTCGCGCGGACCCTTCCGCTGATCCCGGATCAGTTCGAGATCGGCGCGCAGCACTTCCTCCGACGAGAAGTGACGGCTGATCGCCTTGTCGATCTCGCGCGGCTCCATCTTGGACAGCGCGCCGTTGGTCTTGTGATGGAAGTCCCGCGCCAGTTGCAGACGGGTCCGAATGACTTCATCACCGTTCAGCGCCCGGCGTTGAAGGATGTCGGTGACTTCACCGTCGAACTCGGGCAGGCCCGGCAGTTCGTCTTCGGTCGGCGTCTCGAAAGGAAGGTCGGTCATCGTCGGCTCCATGATGTCTGCGGTCGCCTGATCGACGACGGATTGTGAGGGCTGGCCCAGCGCCGCCAGCTTCCGGCTGTCACGCATCTTGCGATACAGGCCCCACGCGATCTCGCGTTCGGTCTGGCTGCGCTCGTAGATCAGTTCCAGCCACGCCGGTTCGATCAGCTTCTCGGCGGCGAGCCACGCCCATCCCTTCGGCGTGAACATCACCTTCGAGACCGTTGTGGACAGCTTGAAGATATAGCCCCAGTCGATCAGGTTGCGGATCGCCGGGCCGACGTTGCGGGAGTTCAGCACCGTGTCCGTCGTATCGAACAGATGCTTCGTCTTCATGCCGGTCGCGTGAGGACGCCAACGGCTCGGCTCCTTGCCGACGACCCGCGTCTTCATCCGCGTCCTTATCTCGGATCGCGCCAGCAGCGCCTCCATGACGGCGCGGCGCGTGGGTGTCCACCATCCCGGCAGATTGCTCGTGCCGTCGATGTTGGTTTGACGATGCTCTTGCGTGGAGGCGCGGGTCATAAGATGTCGAAGTCCTGTGATAGCGTCGTGAAGTCAGCGTGAAGCGCCACGATACACGCAGCGGCCTTGGCCTGCAAGCCACTCTCGGGCAAGCCCGGTTCGGCGACCCCGATCACCGGACGGCCCGGCATGGCGGGGTGGTCTACCCGGACAACCGTGGGGCCGCGCCCGAAGTCGAACCATCGAACGGACACGGCCTCCACGAAGGCGGGCGGGGCGATCACCAGAGGCCCCAAAAGGCCCCGACTGTGGTCCACGCCCAGCGCAGCATCGCCCATCCCAGCGGGACGTAGATGAAGCCCAGTGCGATGACCACGATGACCGCTCCGACCGCCCGCATGGTCAGGCGCTCGCTTCGGCGATGGAGCGCGCCGTCGTCTCGCCGTTCACGTTGTCGGCCGCCCAGTCCGGGCGCGTCAGGGTGCCAGCGAGGAACTTGGCCGCCCAGCCGCCGGGACGCCGCTGCGCCGCCCGCTCCATGCGTTCCAGTTCCGCCGGACTGCGCTTCCGATCCGGGTGATGCAGCGCGCGGTAGTGGTCGATGTTGCCGTTGAACCCCTGCCTCGCGGCGTAGTGGTTGTTCTGTTCGCGATTGCCATGCAGCTTGAGGCCGAAGTGGCTGCGCTTCTTACGTCCGGGCATGTGGTCTCCTTCTATTCGGTTGCGTAATCTGTTCGACGGATCAGCCACTCATCGTCGCCTGCGCCTTTGACAGCGTGGAAGTAGCCGGGGTTCAGCTTCTTGTCCATAGCTGCGTGACCGATCAGCGCAAAAACTACGTCTCGTGGTTCCTGCGCGCAAATCTGTTCACGTCCCACCAGCGTAATGACGGCGTTGTAGGGCGCGACGGCTTTGCCCTCCGTGTGCGAGGGCGACTCCACCATCAGGACGTTCGCCGGGTTGATCTGCACGACATGCAGCTTCCCCTCGCCCTTCTGGACATGGACCATCGTCATCGGGGCACCGACAGGGGCCAGTCGCGAACCGTCGTGAACGCCCGCATCGGCACGAGCCGACGCCACGGCTGGTCGTTCAGGATCGCCAGCAGTTCCTCCCAGCGCAGGCCCTCCCGGATGTCTTCGAGATTGCGGCCCTGATGATTGATCCGGCACCGCTCCCGCTGCGCTGGCGTCGGCTGGAACGCGAACTCCTTCCAGCCGTCACCCAGCAGGGCGTGATAGTCGATCTCGTGGATCGGCACGATCACCCAGCTTTCGTCGTTCAGCAGCCGGGCGGCGGACGGCGCGTCCAAAGGGTCGATCCGTTCCCAGCCTTCATCCGGGCGGAAACTGTTCCGCTGCATCCGCGTGATCTTCCCGTCCTCACGGTAGACCCAGTAGTGAACCTGCATCTTAGTCTTCCTTGTCTGCGAAACGCAGTAGTTGCAGCTTTAGTCGCTCCATCAACCAGATGACGGTGCCGCCGTCAGCGATGGAGGACGCGAAGTATTCTTCCTCGTCTTCGTCGTATCCCATGATGACGACGTTCTTGAGCTTGCCGCTCTCGATGGCCTCTTTCAGCACCAGCGTCGGATCGGTGTCGAGCCGAGTGACACCGGGAAAGCGGACAAGCTCGCCAGCCATCAGTCGGCTCCGGCTGGGACGACGTAGGGGATATGGATGACCGGGTGCGTCGTCCCGTTGATGCCCAGCCGGATCGAACCGCCCGCGTTCAGGACAGCGAGGTCTTCCGGCGACGGCTTATACTGGCTGACCATCCAGTGCATCCCCCGGTCGCAGGCTTCATCCCGGATCGGCAGGACGCCGCAGGGACCGTCCCGCTCCGGGTTCCAGTCCTTCGGCGCTCCGAAGTTTCGGGTCGCGCCGGGGATGCGTTCAACGTCCATCGTCGTTCTCCCCGCCCGCGTTCGTGTCGCTGTAGGGCTGCGTGTCGCCCGCGCTGTCCGCCTCCGGCAGTTCTTGGCCGGAGTAATCTTTCACGATCCAGTCCGGCGTGTCGTCGAGCCAGTGCAGTTCGATGTCCAGCCCGGCGATGACTTCGGGCGTCAGGCTGTCGCTGTTCGGGTCGATATACAGGCTGCCGTCCGCGTTGATCTTGCTGACGGTGATCTGACCGCCCGCAACGTCAACAGCGGTAGGCGTCGCCTGAACTTCTTCTTCCGGCCGACGCGGGTCCAGCAGAGCCATCCCGGTTTTCTTGTCGATGACGACGAGAAACTGCGTGATGTCACGGCTGTTCTTGTCAACGTCAGCTTTGAGGATGCCGCTCGGTATCGTCATGGCGTTCTTTCCTTGGCCGTCCACGCGGCCTCTTGGGTGGAGGGATGTAATCGGGGTTAGGCAACATCGCACGTTTATAGTCGATAGTCCCCTTGAGCGTTCGTCGCCGAACTATCTTCATGCCCAAGACAGGTTCGTCAGGCTGGTTCTCCGGGCACTCCCATTTGCCCATCTGCCACACGTCGCGCATGGTGCCCTGAATAAAGATGCGTTCAAGATGAGTGCGGCGAAACCACCACTTCCCAGTGTCGGGGTGTTGTGTCGCTTCTACGACGCCTTCTTCGCGTCGCAATCTCCACACCGGGAATGCTTGAACGTGAAAACCCATATCAGATCGCTTCGATGCGGACGGGCACAACTTCCCAGTCGTCAGCGTTCCGTCCGGCCACAGGGACGCTCTCGCGAATCACCCTGTCCGTTTCCTCGCCGAAGATGTCGTGCCCCCCGAAGCCGCCGGTCATGCGGACCATGCCCTTCGACCACCAGCGCAGGGCGTCCCCGGCGGCCTTGGCGGTCGTGAACAGGCGCGGGGTGCCGTCGTGGGTCTTCGGGTCGTCCGGGTTGACGTAGGTGCCCCCGGCGCGACCCTTGAAGTTCGGCATCAGCTTCTTGTCGCGCTTCCGGCGCAGGACGAACATGTCTGCGTGGTCCATGGTCAGTCGTCCATCGGTTCGAGGCAGAGCGGATAGCCGAAGTCCACGTCGGCGTCGATGATGACGACGACCCGGAGATTGCTGCCCGTCGTGGACAGGCCCGGCATGTGGTTCTGGTTCGCGCGCAGGATCGCCTCGCGCCGTTCCTCGTTGGTCCACACCGCGTCCGAGTTCGGCCGCTCGGCGTGACCAAAGATGTTCGGCATGACACCGCGCTTGTGCGTGTAGTATTTGCCGCTGCTTTTGAACGTATAGAACGTCGCGTTTGTTGACGGCACCGTCACGGCTGCTTTCGCTGGCTCCATGTCGGACAGGTTATCGAGGTCCATATCAGGTCTTCTCCTTGGGATGCAGCTTACCGCTGCCCCCGCATTCTTGACAGCGCGATCCGTCCTTCGCCCGGCCGGTCTCGTCGCAGTCGGCGCAGGGGTAGGTGACGGTGATCTGCGCGGGTTCGTAGGGGATGCCCAGCAGCTTGCAGGCTTCCGCGTTCAGCGAGCCGTCCGGGTCGCCCGGATAGATGCCCGCCATCTGCCACAGGAACAGACCCTCACGGACGCGCATCAGCAGCTTGCCGAGATGGTTTTCACCGTGACCGCCGCAGACGCCCCAGTAACAGTCGCCCCATGTGTTGCCTTCGATCAGTTCGACCGGCGGGTTGACTGTCGCCAGCAGCTTCTCTTGAAGGTCTCGGTTCATCAGGAACTTCGAGCGCAGGCAGTCGAGCATGACCTGTTGCTTGCGCTCGTGGAAGTCCTTCGACTGGGCGTGTTTGAAGGTCTTGGCGAACTTCTTGGTTGCGCCCGGCGTCGGCATGGTGGCGATGGTCTTCCGCGCCTCGTGGCCCTTCGGGAACTTGGCCGCCTGATAGGCGTGTTCGCTCGACGGATACACGTCGCCATCGTAGACACAGATGCACGGGTAGAAGTTGGACAGCCAGCGCCAGCCGCCGGAGAATGATGTCACGCTAGGCATGATACCCCGCTTGAAATGCGCAGACGAGAGCGAAGCCGAACAGGCCCAGCGCAAGAAGGCCGCACATCGCCGACAGAAAATAGCCAGCTATGGTCTGGTCCCATTGGACTTCGCCCAGTATCTTGTTCCACTTCCATGTCTGCCAACCCGTGCCGTAAGACAGGGCACCGCAGACGGCGGCGAAGAACAGTGCGGTGAGAGCCTGTCCGATCATCAGTCGTCATCCAATCGTCTATCCAGCGGACAGTGCCGGTGTGTCTTCTTCGGCTCGTCGTCTCGAAGCTGCGGACAGTCCTTCCAGTCGCAGTCGCCATCGTCGCGCGTGGCGTGACAATACTCGCCGATAGGGAAGGAGCCGTGAAGCACCTGCATCTCGACGTAGGCATTGGACCACGCCCGGCGCTCCGGGCTTCCCTTCGGGTGCGGATTGTCGGTGATGCAGCGGTTGTTCAGGAAGGCGCTACGGCCGCTCCTGATGATCGCTTCCTCATCCGTCTCGCCGTGCATTTTCACCGTTCCCAGCCCCTACAGACAGCGCAGCGACCGTCATGCGGGTTCGGCGTGAACCCGCTCTCGCAGTCGCACATGCGATAGGCGGTGAACTGATCCTTGCGGAAGAACCAGATGTAGACCATGGCGGCGATGAACAGGATGACGCCAGCGATCAGGGCGGTGCGTTCGATGTCCATGTCAGAGCGTCGGCGCGATGTTGAACAGGAAGATCAGGGCGCAGGCGACGGCGACCAGACAGGCGACGCAGAGCGCGCTCTTGGCCGCATCTGCGGCGTCCATCCCCTTCGAGCCGTAGCTGGTGCTGAACTGGAAGAAGCCGACGACGAACGGCAGCGCCAGCAGGGTCCACCGGGGGTCTTTCCAGCATAGCCCCAGCAGGCCGCCGAGGATCGCCATGCCCACGATGGGCGCGACGACGTTGAGCATGGGTCTGGTCATCGTGACAGGGCCTCCCTGATGCGACCGACGAGGCGGCCAAGGTAACGTCGGACGCGGCGTAGCACCGGGTCCGGGATCGTCTGGACGATCTCGTAGGGCCTTTTGGGTTCCTTCCCCATCAGGACGCTTTCGGTTGTTGCGTGGGTTCGCGGCCGTGCGGCTCGGACGGCATACCGCCCGCCAGATCACGGAGTTCGCGCATCGGCGCGGCGCGTTCCTCGCGCTTGGCGCGGGCCGCTTGGATCAGCGTCAGAACGGCAGCGCCGTAGTTCTCGTTGTAGCGGCCGTGGGGACCGCGCTGCGGGGCGTCCCATTCGGCGGTCGCCCTGAACAGGGCGTCCTTGACTTCGCTGTAGGAGAACGGCGGCTCGCCTTCCCCATACATCTCCATCTCGTTGAGACCGTCGCGGGTCTCTCTGATCTGATTGATCCAGTGCTGGTCGCCCGTCTCGACCCACGGCTGGCGCTTATAGCCGGGGAACACGTCTTGGCGCGGGTCGATGGCGCGCATCGCCTCGTGGTGCGCCTTGCCGATCAGTTCCATGACTTCTTCGACGGGTTCCAGAACGATCTCCGCCGAACATCCCCGGATCAGAACGGCAGCGCCATCGACCGGGCGGCTCTCCCTGCGCGTCAGGTCTTGCACCGGATGCGGCGACACGCGCACGATGTCTTCGGGGTTGACGAAAACCGGCTCGTTGACGCCGCCGACGCAGGAGGTCGTCGTCAGCTTGAGGAAGACGGGGGGTGCTTTCATGGGTGCGTGATCTCCTGCGTGAACGGGCCTTTCTCGGCCCCGGTGTGAGGCCATAGACCTACGCCCTAGCCCTTAGACCTGTCAAGCGCCGAAAACCGGGCAAGCCCGAAAACGCAAAACCCCCGCCGATGAGGGCGGGGGCTAAGGCAGTCCGGTCGAAGGAGCCGATTCGGCGCAGGACACTCATCCCCTGCTTCATCACACTGGCTCGGCGAAACCAGCGCACCGATGGCGGCCGACCGGAGAACGATTGCGCGTTTTCCCGGTCGGCCGTCCCGATCATGACACCGGAGGGGAGGCGCGTAAGAGCCAAGCCGGTGCGGACCAGACGGCGACCCTAATCCGGCTCTGGCTGACCTGTCAACCGGGCCTGTTCTCGGGCCACATAGGCGGGGTCTGCGGGCCGAGGCCAGCCCGTTTGCTGGGCCAGCAGCATCTTGGCCGCCCTGACCCGCTTCCGGGCCGCCTGACGGTCCCTCTTGGCCTTCCGCCGGGTCTTCGTCGCTTCGATGTTCACCGGGTCCAGCGCCCGCTCCTGACGGAGCCGCGTGTAGATCGGGATGGCGAGTGGCAAGATGCGCGCCTGTATGGCGAGTTCCGCCTTCGTCGGCATCCGGTTCCCCTTGCGGCCGTTGCAGGGTCCGCAGGCCGCCAGTCCGTTCTTGAGACTGTTCCGACCCTTCTTCGATCTCGGGACGACGTGATCGAACGTGGGCCAGCAGCCCGGCTCATCCAAGTCGATGTCGTCTGTCGTGAACTTGGCCGGGCAATAGGCGCAGCATCCATTCTGTGCTTCGACGAGGGCGAGAACCCGCAGCGTCAAAGCCCTCGTCCTTTTCTGGCCCATCAGCCGATCACTTCGCCCCATTCGTCGGTCAGGGGTTCAGCCGTAGCAGGGGCCGGTGCGTCGGCCAAGGGGCCAGACAGTTCGTCTTCGGAGAACCCTGCTTCGCGAGCCACTCGGAACATCACGTCGCGGTTGAAGTTGGACAGCGTGGCGTCGTTCAGAGCCTCCCGGATGTCCGTCAGTAGCGCCTCGCGCTTCGTCTGGCGTTCCGTCGCCATCCGCTCCCGTTCGGCCGCCTGTTCAGCGCGCTCGGCTGCCCGACGAGCTTCCTTCTCGCGATACTCGACGAGATACGCCTGCGCCTTGGCGATGACCTGACCGCGCGTCTTCAACACGCCGCCTTCCATCATGTAGGGGAACTCCATCAGCGCAGCTTCCTTCGACGCGAACCGCTTGGCGGGCGACTTATAGGTGCTGCGATCAGCCCCCGGATACAGGGGGCCTTTGATGTAGGTGATCTCGGACCTGTCCAGCTTCGGCTCGCCGATCTTGCCGTCATCCAGATCGCGCATGTGGGTCGTGTCGCCCCATGTGTAGACTTCCCACGACTTGCCCCAGCCGCTTTCGATGCAGATGAAGCCGACGATCTTGTCCTGATCGTCGTCCGCCAGCAGCGTCCGGTCGATGACGGGGTAGACCGACTTGAACATGTAACGGTTTAGCCCGTAGGGCAGCGGCACGGCCGACATGTCCACCCGGTCCAGCATCCGATACTGGAACGGCGGCATCATGTCCTTGAGCTTCTTGGACAGCGCCTTGGACTGGCACGTCGAACAGGTGTCGTGCGCCCAGTCATGTTTGGCGTATCCGTAGGGAACGCTGTCTTCGCCGTAGGCGATGCTCCCGGCATACTTCTCGCCGCAGAGCGGCTTGATCTCGTAGATGTCCACGACGCGCTCTTGAGCGGTCCCGGCGTTGATGGTCGCGCCTTTCTCCTTGAGAGTGCGCGAACCGATCAGGTGTTGAGTGCGAGAAGAACGACGGGCCATATTGCAGCCTCCCTATGATGACGCGGCACTATTGCAGCCGCCGAAGATAGTCTGGCGGGATGAGGCTCCCGCCGGGCCTGTCGCCGATCAGGCGACGAGTTGGTCCAGCGTCCCGACGAGATACTGGCCGGTTTCTTCATCGAACAGGCTGGACCCGGCGAACTGGCCGGTCGTCAGGCCCGACTTGAAGGCGGCGTAGGCGTTATCCCACGGCTGGTCGCCGGTCGTGGAAGGCGACGCGAAGGTGGCGACCGTGTGGCATTCGCGATTGACCCCGCCGTTGACGTAGCGCGGGCCGGTCGTGACGATGATAGCGCCGCCGAGAGCTTTGTGTTGGAACAGGTTCATGTGATGGGGCCTCCGGTGCCGTTGAACAGACCCGACTTATGGACGCTCCAATCAGGACTGTCAAGCGACCTGTTCGTCTTTCCCTGCACCATTGATCCGGCGCATCATCTGCGCGTTGTTCTCCATCTGGAAAACGCCGTCGCGGTAGAAGATGCGCTTGCCGACATCGTGCGCGTGGAGGCCGCCGAAGGCGTTCTGGAAGGACAGCCAGACGCCGTTGTCCGCGCCCGCCACGCTGCCGTCAGGGCGGATGCAGACCGCCCGGCGACCCTCCATGGCGACTTCGCCATAGTAGCCGTCCGGCAGACCCTTGGCCGCCGTTGACGCCAGCGATGCCTCGAAGGCCGCCTTGCTCGGATACTGGGTGCGCGTGATCTGGCCTGCGCTGTCCACGCCGTAGAACAGGAACGTCGATCCCTGCCACTTGATGCGGCCGACAGACCACGCGCCGACCATGACGCGCTCGAAGCCTTCGCTGTCTTTGACGTAGCGGATCATTGTATCAGCAAGCTCCCTGCGAAGTTGCCGCGCGAGTTGATGATGCCGACGTGATACGCCTTGCCTGCAATCCCCTCGTAGCGGACGGTGTATTGAACCACGAGACCTTCGCCGTGCTTTCGCAGAGCGACGACGCTCACTTTCGCCCCAAGACCGTGAGCTTTTGCCACGATCTCCTTGGGCTTGATGAACCGCTCGCCCTCGACGCTCACGACGGCAGGCCCCGGCGACCACGGATGCCGCGCGACAGGTAGCGGGTGTCGTCCTCGCCGTTGTGAACGACGTAGAAGCCCGGCTCGCCCTCCACGCGCTCATGGCGGAAGGCTCCGGCCGGTTCCCCGGCGCAGATGCCGCCAGCGCCGCGCGCCTCCATGATCGCCAGCCGCACTTCGTCCTCGTCGGTGAAGGGCACGGCATGGTGGCGATACTCGACCCGCGACAGGGTGTCGTCGCGCTCCGGGATCAGGTTGCGCGGATCGGAGCCGTCGTGATCGGTGCCGGTGCAGCGGCCAAGGTCGCCGGGCCGGTTGTAACGGTGCCCGCCCTTCGGATCGTCGCCGAAGTCGTCGCCTTGGACGCACTCGTAGCCCTTCGTATCGACAACGCCGACGATCTTCACGGCGACGCCCGCGTTGGTCATGTAGGTCTTGCCCAGTTCAAAACGCTTGTATCCCATGTCAGTCTCCCTCCACGTCTTGCTGCACTTCAAGAACGGTCGCGAACGGCTGCCCCTTGAACTTGCTGTTGAATGGCTTGTAGCAGTAGCCGCCGCCCTTCGCGTTGATGATCTGGCCCGTCTTCTTGCCGTCGATCTTGACGGTGATCCGAGTCACGCGCGGATCGACGTGCGGGGTATCGAAGTATTCGATGGTCGCCCCGCCGACGACCTTGCAGCGGCGGATCAACTTCGGAGCGTTGGTCTTAGGCCCCCTCCATGGCAGCGAGCTTCACCAGCGCGGTTTCAAGGGCATCACGCTCGCCCTTGGCGAGTTCCTTGATCTCAGGGTCGCGCTCGTTAGCGATCAGCTTGGTCAGCGCGCCGACGCGGCCGGGGATGGCTAGACGGAGGGCGTCGATCTCGGCGACGGTAAGGACTTCCATGTGGCGGGTCTCCCTGTGCGGTTGATAACGTCTCGCCTTATAGGACTGCGTGATGCGGACAGTCAAGCACCTATTTTCGATACTGCTGTCCGATCAATGCCTGCGTCGCTTCAAGGTGGTCGATGATCTCGACCCCCTGCTGTTTCGTCAGTTCGCTCATCCAGTCCCACACAGATGTTTGCCAGTCTTCGTGGTGCAGATGCGGGATGTCGCGGTCATCTTTCCGCAGGGTCCAGACGTTGTAGGTCGAATAGGACAGCGCCTTGAGGATCGCCCATATCTTCGACTTCTGCTGGTGCGTTATTTCTTCGTCCGCCATTGCGGGCGGCTCGGGCAGCGTCACCAAATACTTGAGGCAAGACTTCGCTTCCTCGAACGTCATCTGGCCGATCCAAGTCACCACGGGCATGTCGTCCCGGAAGTCGATATGCGGGACCGGGTGCGCCACCTTGTCGATGTCGCCGCAAACCTGCGGGTTGCCCATCCTGATCCGCAGGATGTCGCCGATGAACTTCTTCTGGCCTTCACTCGCCATCTTCGTGTCAGCCATATCTCAAAATCCTGCTTTCGGCCGGGCCGGGATACCATTCGATGCGGTAGACGATCAGGACGCGCTCGACGGCTTCGATCCCGGACTTCGACAGGCGGTAGCCAAGCTCCCGGTCCCAGTCGATCACCGACTTGCCCAGCCGCTTCCTGATCTCGGCGATCCTGACCTTGACGTTCTGCGCCTGCCGGTCGTCGGCCGCGTCCACGCCGGGGATCGCGTCGAGAAGGACGCCCTTCGGTATCCAGCGCCCCTTGGCCGCCGTCAGCCGCGACAGGAGCCACGTCGCACCCGGCGACATCTCGAAGGCGTCACGCAGCTTCGTGTAGCGGTCGTTGTTCTCGGTGATGCCCAGCATGTCCTCGTAGAGGGCGATCTTCTCCGCGTCCGTCATGTCAGTGCAGGACCAGCACTTCTCGACGGTGGATCAGAATGTCGTCCCCGTCGATCTCGCCATACCAGACCAGCCACGTCAGCGGCGGTCCTTCCTCTTGCTCATTGGTCCGCAGCCAGCACTTCCCGGAGTAGGTGCCGGACGGCAGCGAGCGGTCGTAGTTGCAGAGGCCCTTGATCTGTTCCGGCGTCAAGATGACATGCGTCTCATCCATCTCGGCCTGCCGGATGTCCTTCGGCTGATCCCAGTATTGACCCATCGGGTCCGTCATGGCGGGAATGGCGTTCGTCATTTGATGTCTCTATTGCTGTCTTGTTTCTCGTATACCGCACCATCGGCCACGGACACGATCACGCGCAGCGCCATGGCGGCATTGAACAGGTTCCGCATACCGTGTTCGGACACCGTGACCCGGCAGTCGTAACGGCCGTTGGCGAACATGCAGTCGGCAACCCGCCGGGCGACGAACGTGGGGCAGCCCCAGCCGACCATCAGGCCCCCGATCATGTCGGCCGTCTGGCGATCCGGCAGTTCGCTCCGTTGCAGGCTGATCGGCGTCCCCATGGGATAGCCGTAGGGCGCAGGCAGGGCGTGTCTGGCGGGCGTGTAACCCAGCAGCAGGCGCAGCAGGATCATCCGCTCCATGGCGGCGTAGTCGGCCGTGAACCAGACATCCGCCTGACAGTATCGGCGCAGATCGGCTTCGGCCCGGCGCTGACGGCGGTTGTATACGTCGTCGATCCGGTTGTCCTGCATCACCGCCATGCCGTAGGCGTAATACGCCAGTTGACGGTTCCCTTCGCCTTCGCCCAGCACGAAGTAGCGGCGCATTGCGTCGCCCTTCCGCAGGAAGTCGGCCGACCCCGACGAGAAGGCGTAGCTGGACTGGCGCAACAGGTCGCGCATGGTGCCTCCATAGGCACGACCTGTCGGCGACTTCGTATACCGCTCCTTAAAACCGTCGTAGGTGAACTCGGTCGGCTTCTGCACCGGCAGCATCCAGTTGGGGATGCGCGCCATAGCTTCCTGCATCTTCTCGACAGTCAGAACGTCGTCGCCCTCAAGCGCCTTGTGGGCTTCGGTGCCTGCGTCAACGGCCCGCTCCCAGTCGAAGTAGTCGATTACACGCCCGGTCGTCAGGCCCACGTCGAAGTCCATCTCGGCGCAGGGGTTCACGCCGTATCCCAGTGTGCAGGGTTCCGCAGCCGTCAGCAGTATCTCGTCGTGATCCGGCTGCCCCGGAGGGGGCATGATGCGACCGCCGACCTTGGCCTCGCCAGTGCCGTCGCAGTCCAGACAGATGCCGACGCCATCCTTGACGCCCTTCGGCATCGGATCGCGCGGGATGTAGCCGGTGCCTTTGCAGGGTTTGCAGCGCGCCACGTTCAACCGACCCAGCGGATCATGCCGTCGTTGTCGGCCGACAGGTATTCCTCGCGGAACAGGTCGTTCGCGATGTCCTCCACCATGTCGTGCGCGAACGCCATCTTGAGGCCGTCGATCAGTCCCGTCCGGGTCTGCGGGCCATGCCGCTCGATCCAGTTCTTGACGTATCGCCGGGTGTTCATGTTGGACGCCATGATGGGTTCCTCCCCTGTGTGAATCGAGCGTGAGCTTCGCCTATAATCCGGGCAAGCCCGGTTGTCTAGCCGCCTTGGCGCGTCAGGTGCAGGAACACGAAGAAGCCGACGAACAACAGGAAGACAAGGCCCATGCCGATAGCTTCGCCGATGTCCTGTTCCCGCTGTGCGCGATCTTCGACCTCTCGCTTCTGACGATCTGCCTCCCGCTTCGCCTGCCGCATCGGACCCGCCTCCGGGCTTTCATACAGGATGTCCACTCTGAACGGCCCGCCGAACCCGGACGTGACATTGATCTTCGAGCCGCAGATGCACTCGTAGTTCGTAGACATGCCGCCGCTCGGACCCGCTCTGAACTTCCCGACCGTCAGGCAGCAGGGACAGGTGTTGCGTCGAATAGCCGACACGTCTGGCTCTCCGTAGGTGCTGGCTTCAACACCTAGCATCCGACGAGCCGCGTCCGGTGCCCCACTCAAGCCGGTCATATCGCCACCAGCCGATACCGATTGCCCTGCTCGAACCTTCCGTTCTGCTTCATCTTGTCGATGAAGGTAGCAAGGGCGCTCTCGAAGTCATAACGCACTTCGGGATAGTCGTCGTCTACAACCATTGTATGCGTCAAACGACGGTCTTGTTCGATCAACGCCTTGAGGGCGTCGAACTCGGCCCTCTGTGTTTCTATGCTCATGTGTTTTCTCCTTGACTAGAAGTGTTCGCGGTCGGCGGCTATCGTGTCAATCAGGCGCAGATCAGTGTCGCCGATCTTGGCGTCCAGCGACCGCTCCTTGTAGGTGCCCATCATCCGATTCCGTTCTGACAGGACCGCCTTGAATGCTGCGCGCATGTCCTGCGCCTTGCCTTCGAGCGACAGCAGCATCAGGTCCGAGATCAGGTCGTCCCGCACGTCCTCCGGCATCCCACGGGGCACCACGGCGCTCGCCGCGACGTAGAGCGGGTGCAGGTAAGGGACGCTGCCCTTGGCCGTCTCCCCGGCGACCCGCGTCCGGCCGAACTTCTTCCCCAGCCGCTTCGCTCGGGCCTTGATCGCGTCCGGCGTCCGGGTCGGCAGCTTGTTCACCGCGTCCGCGAAACTGGTAGCCTGCTTGATGATGCTGTCTTCGAGCATCGTATATCGGTCGGCATACATCTTGACGACGCGCGGTCGGCCGAAGGTGTCAGCGACCAAATACTCGGTGCTGATAGTTGTCTGCTTCGGCGTTCCTACATTCACGGTGATGTAACCGTGATAGCGGCCTTGGCTGATCTTCAAGAGGCAGCCGGTCTTCATCGACGCGAAGCGCCCCTTGTCCGACACTCGGACGCCGAGATCAGGCCGGTCGATCCAGACTTCGCCGTCGAGCGGCACCATGACATCCGGCTTGCGCGCGATGCCCAGCTTCCGCCGCCTGTTCGACACGGCCGTCTCGGACATGTTCAGGCCCAGTGCGATGACCGATATGCTGATCCCGGCAGCCGTCAGCGCCACGATGCACTTATCGCGCGCTGCTAGGCTCTCTGGACTGCGCGGCGGCCTCATCCAGCGCCCGGATCAGGGAAGCGCGTCGAGCGGTCCCAAATGATGCCGTCCTCGTGCATGAAGGCCAGCCTGATCTCGTCGGCGTTGACCGGATCGTTCGGGAAGGCGTTCCAGAGGCAGTAGGTCACGAGATAGCCGGTGCCGACGACTTCCATGCGGATGAACTGCACCATGCGCGGTGGCCGGTGCGAATGCTCCTTCTGGATCAGCCGGACGCCCATGGCGATCCTGTCGCCGTCGTTGACTGGCGTGATGTCGTCGCTCATCGTTGGCGTTCCTCCATCAGCTTATAGATGGCGTCCCAGTTCTGCGTCAGGAACATCGCCACGATCTTGCGAGACCATTCGCACAGGGACAGGACGCCAGACGTGGCGTTCACCGCGATCTCGCCTATTAGCTTGCCGTCGCCATCTTCCACCAGCGTATACTCGGCGCAGTCCTTCGACCCTTTCGGCTCGTAGACGATCAGGTTCCAGATGCGACCGGAGATCACCAGTGTTTGTCGGGTGCGGTCGTGGACGATCTCACATTTGAGCGTGATTTGGCGCGCGTCTGGATCGACAGGTTGCGGCTCGACAAGACGCATGTCGATCTGTCCGGGCGTCGTGCCGTAGACCGTCTCCGGGGCTGCCTTGAGAGTGGAGATGCGATGATCGGCGCAGCGCAGTTGGCGCAGTTCCCGCTCCCGGTAGCAGCCTTCAACTTCGCAGTTGTCGCGGGGAGGCGTTGACAATCCACTCATCGGTTCTTGCTCCATGGTTTCTTCGGTGGCTCGAACTGGACAGCGATCCGCTTGCCCTGCCGTTCGGCGGCGCGAAGCTGCGCCTGCTGGGCAGCCTTGGCCGGGTCCAGCTTAAGGACGTAGTTCGCGCCTTGGCAGGACATGAAGCGGCCGGTCTCGGAAGGGCGTTTCACCGGCACACCCGATGGAGGGCGCGGCCGTCCCTCACGACGCCAGCTTCGGCCAAGGTGCTGACGCACTCCTGCCGGGGATCGGGCTGCGCCGGGTAGGACGCGAACGCCAGCACGATCACCAGCGTCGCCGCTGCGAACATGAAGGTCAGGATCGCGCCTGCCATGCTGCCTTCGTTCTTTGCCTGCGTCGTCATTCGGGTCTCCCTTCGTTGTCGATGATCCACCGCTCGATGCGCTCGGCGTGGTGCAGCGGATAGGTCTGGCTCACGAAGTCCGGGCCAGTCGCGCCGCCTGTGCCGCGCAGCGTGTAGATGCGCTCCGCCATGCACCAGTCCAGAAAGGCCAGCGTCAGCTTCCGGTCGTCCTTGATGGACACATGGAAGCAGCGAGTGAGAGTTGCCGCCATGTCAGCGCCTCCGCTTGAACAGGACGGCGCAGCACAGGAACCCAGCGATGAAGCTGATGTAGAGCCGCCCGATGTCGAAGATGGTTTCCATCATGTCAGTCCTCCACAAGCTCGCTGGCGATCTGGACGCCTCGGCAGATCAGGATGATCTCGGCGCACCGCTTGCACGTCACACGGCGCTTCTTCGTCGGCCGAGTATCGCCGCAGGCTTCACCCTCCGTCGATCCGATGTCGAAGCTGTCGCCGCAAAGAGTGAACTCGCCGTTCTCGACGTGGACGCCATCGTTGTTCTCGATGAACGTGGTCATGGTCAGAAGCTCGGGTTGCGGTCGTTGTGCCAGCCGTGGATCAGGCTCCACGTTCCCTTGTTCACCCACGAGCCGGTCTTCCGGCGGCGGAAGAACTGACGACGGACGCCGTTCGTGTCCTGCGTCACGATGATGCGCGGACCTTCCGCCTTGGATGCACCCTTGGGCATCGCCGACATGCGGACGATCCGACCGGCGATATAGCTGTCCCCGTTGAAGCCGTAGGACACCGGCTCGCCGATGGCGAAGGCGCGGACGACGGCGTAGCGCGGCGAGACGTTGGCCCCGCGATCTTCCGCCCAGTATTGCACCTTCTGCACGTCCGACAGGCGCTCGGCGCACAGGACTGCTTGCTCGTAGCTTTCGATCCGGTCGTTCGTGCTGGCGCTGCGGCCGTTCAGTTCGTCCGGGCGCAGATCATCGCGCGGCGACAGTTGCCACAGGGCCTTTCTGACGCCGTAGAGCGCCGCCATGGCGTCGTTGAAGCCGCTGAACCATTGCGGGCGCTGGTGGCCCTCGTCGGCGTAGCTGACCATGCCGTAGGGGTTCTTGCCGAACGCCTCGCGCGCCGCAGCTTCCTTGGCCGGTTCATCGCTGATGTCGCGGATCGCCGCGTGGTAGACCAGAGCGCCTTCGGTGTAGGCTTGGGCGGCCTCCCGGCGTTGCTGTTCGCGGGCCTCGTAGGCACGGTCGATTTTGGCGGGGTCGGTGATGAGAGCGGTCGGTCCCGGCATGTGATCTGATCTCCTGCGTGAGTGCCCGAAGGCGGCGTGAACTGTCTCCATAAAAGAAGCCGGGCAGGCTGTCAACCTACCCGGCTTTGAAAAGTGCAGCGTGTTGACTGCTGCTTATTTCTTGCTGCGCTTCGACGGGGTGCTGGGCGCGTCGGCGTCGTCCGGGCTGTCCGGCGGCGTGTCGCCCGGATCGGCTGGCGCGTCCTCGGCTTCCAGCGCGGCGAAGGTGTCCTCGGCCGTATCCAGTTCGGACAGGCTGCGGGTGCCTTCCGTCTCGGCGTCGCCGTTCACCGGCTTGACGACGGCTTCTTCGAGTTGGCCCACGGCGTCGCCGTGCTGGACGCCAGCGTGGAAGTCGCGACCGTCCGGGTCGTCCTGCGTCAGGTCGTGTTGCTCGGCGACCTTCGTGTTGCGCTCGCTGGCCTTGCGGACGGCGGTGCTGTCCACGATGGCCCAGCCTTCCAGCCGGTCGTCACGGTGCTTCGAGCCGATCCGGGCGCGCTCGCGCTCGACGTAGGCGGCGTCATGGGCGTGGGCGTCCGACAGGCGCTCGCTGGCCGTGTGGAGCGTCCCGTCAGGGCGGCGGAGTGTCAGGGTCAGGAGCTTCATGGCTTCCTCCGTGGATGGGTGGTCAGGATACGGGCAGGCACGTCGGGTATTCAAGGCAGGGGCTAGAGGATGTCCCACGGGTCATCGCCCGCCAGAACCAGAGGCTCGGGCGGCTCGTATGGATCATCACGCAGCAGAGGACGCCACGGCTGGTCAGGGCGCTCAAGGACATAGACTTGAGGGACCAGTTCGTAGTCCATGATGTCAGCGATCAGTTCCATGGTCTCCGGGGCCAGTTGCGCCGTCATGCCCGCGCAACGCCGCCCTGTGGCCGTAGGTTCCGCCTAGAGGATGTCGAACTCGTCGGGCGTGACGGAGATGTCACCGGATCGGGCGGCGCGCTGCTGGTGCATGGCTTCGAGATCGGCGTTGGAGGGCACAGGCGCTTCGATCACCGCCGGGGCAGGCGACATGTCGAGCGCGGCCCAGTCCTCGTCGGCAGGACCGTCCGAGTCCGGTAGCACGATGTCCACGCCGGAGCCGTCATACGGAGTGTCGTCCGGCACCACGTCGCCGCGCTCGTAGGCTCGAAGGAAGGCGGCCATCCGGTGCTGGATGTCAGCGTAGTCCTTCACGAACTGCCAGTCGTATTTGCCCTTGCGCTTGATGACGCCGATCAGGGCCAACAGGCGGGGATGCGGAGGGACCGATGAGACCGGAAGACCGTCCGCCAGCCAAATCCGGTAGGCATCAGGCATCAGCACGGCGAGCTTGAACGGGTCCGTCTCGCCGTCAACCAGCGCACGGGCTACGGCGCGCATCATGTGAGGCACGGCCCACTCTTGGTCGGCGACGGTGAAGTGTTCGCGACCGGGCAGCGTCCGAAGCGTGACGAGGCCCGCGCCGTCCTTATCGCCTAGACTGCGGATCAGGCGACCGTCGATCCCGCCGTCCTTCCACGGGACGCCGTTCTCGTCGAGAATGCGCCGCAGGATGTCGGCGACATGCGGTTCCAGATACGGGGACGCAGGACCGTCCTTCCTCAAGACACCGCCGCTGCGCCTGAACGCCAGTTCTTCGAGCGCCAGCGTCAACTCGCGGCTGGGATTATAGCCATCCCCCCGGAACGTCGGGAGCAACACCCCCAGCACTTCAAACAAGATACCCCCCTCATGTTTTTCGATGGGGGGTGTCCCGGAGAGCCAGTCGATGATCGGCTGCGGTAGCTCGGCCAAGACATCGGCCAAGGGCATCAGCGGCGTCAGGGTCCGCTTATCGTTCGACAGGGGTTGCAGGTGCTTCGCGAACGCCATGCCCAGCCGGTTGAGGGTCGCGCCGGACACGATCTCGCCGTTTATGCCGAATGGTCCGGGTTTTATGTCGGTCAGTTTCCAGTCGGTCAGGCCGCGCTCGAAACGCACGAACTGGCTGGTGCCGAAGACCACCGGGCGGGGGTGTTCAGCCCGCAGTTCCAGCAGGGCGGCGTGGAGGGGGCGAGGCAGCCGAATCCAAGCACGGCGGGCTTTTTCGAGGCAGAGGACCATGGGATGAAGCTCCTGAAATACATCTTGAACCAATCTATATAGCCGGTGCGGTCGGCTCTGGCAAATCTGAATAAAAGGCGGCTCGGGAGGGGTCGGCAGGGGTGCCGGGGAGGCTTATTCCTTTATTCCAGCATAAACCGAAACCGGGAGGCCATGTAGCAGCAGGAATATAATCTATCTCCGATGAGGGAGATGATGCCGATGAGCATAATGCGGACGATGTAGCTATCGGGGTTGACGACGACATCAAGTAACATGCCATGTCTATCTATTGATCCTCTTAGCATGGGACTATCTTATTTTTCTTAATAAAATAAAATAAAGATAAAAGCTAAGGATCGGCTGTCCTTGGCCGCAGTCCGGGTCAAAACGGCAGAAGGTGATGCGCCAAATCAGTTTCGAGGCCAGATCGGCGCGGAAAACTGTGAAGGTGATTCGGAAAATCGGTTTCAAAGCTAGGATCAAATGAGAAATATGGTAAATCTGCATAAAACGGGGGCGTGACGTTAACCTTAATACGCCGTTAACCTTAAAAAGTAGGGTTAACGCGGCATTAAGGTTAATCGGACGTTAGGGTTAACACGCCGGTAAGGTTAAAAGTTAAGGTTAACCGGACATAGTGACGAAGTAAGGTTAATCGGCATAAAACTGTTAACCTTACCACGCTGTTAGGGTTAATCCGGTGTTAGGGTTACTGGCCTGTTAAGGTGACTTATTAAGGTTAACCCGGTCACGCTGTTGGTTAACGCGCGTTAACCTTATCAAACATGGTTAAGCAGCCGTTAATCACGATCATGGTTAATGTTCCATATATGACCGGAACATTAACCAGTCCGCAGAACGCAGGAAGAACAAAACCGGCACGTTTGCGAACTATAACTTTTTCGACCCATGACACCGGACAGGGCCTAAAACCGCTCCACGGGCTTAAAAACGGCCTTTACGGCGGTTCTCATTATGGGACAGGTTTTCAGCGTCTTTTTCACGCCGTCCGCATCAAAACCGGGCCGGACAAAGCAGCCCAGATCACGCCGTCCGCATCATTGCGGCATGTTTTCGCCCGTATCAGGTCGCCGCCAGTGATTATTCGCCCCGCTTTGCGCCGGTATCAGCACAAAACTTGCCTGATTTGACAGACACGCAGGACGCATTAAAAGGGGCTTCGCCCCGTCGGATGACGCGGCGGCCGGTTCTTTGACATCGTTTATCCCCTCCCCGCGACCCTCTCTTGAGGGCCGGGCCTTTGTGCATCCCTTCGCGGGAACTGACACACTGACAAACGAAACCCGCCGCAATCACGCGGCATTCCGAGACAGGAAACGACAATGCAACATCGCCTTATGACTGACACGGCCGTTATGACGGCCCGCCCCGCCCCGCTCGCTCCGGCCGCCCGGTTCAATCCGCGCCAAGCCGTCGCCGCTCCCGCCGCTGACTGGCGCGTCACTTTCGCGCTCGCCGCCGTCGCCTTCGTCGCCGCCTTCGGCGTCGTCGCGTTCGTCCTGTAAGGGGGGCCGCGACATGCAACGCATCGTTCTAGTGACGATCAATGACCGCGCCGACTTCGGAAAGCAGTTGGCGCGGGAAGCGTTCGCCAGCCGCAACACGGCGTCCGAATGGGCCGCCGAGAAAACGGCCGAACTTCTCGCCGCATCCGATGACCCGGACTACTGCGACCCCGTGGCCGACTTTGACGACGTGTGGCTTACGCCGCTCTCCGCCGAAGAAGTCGCGGCGGCCGAACAACTCGAACGCGCGAAGGCCGCGAACGCCTTCTACAATCTCGACAACGCGAGGGACTAACGACCATGGCTAAGTCATTCCATTCCAAGCTCCGCGACGCTCTGGACCACGACCACTTGAGCGAGGGCCGCCTTTCAACGGCGGATCATTACAAGCTCAAGCGCGCCCTTCGCGAAGCGACCATGCGCGGCCGTGAGTTCACGACGGCGGAGGAACTGGCCCAGTTCATCGCAACCGGCAGGCGGTTCCAATGAGGGGCCGCCGTCTGCGAAACGTCGCCGTGCTGAAAGGCCCGAACGGCTATCCGATGGACAACGGCGAGCTTAAGCAGGCTCTCGGCTGCGACCCGAAAAAGCATTGGCCTGACGCGGGCGTTCCGGTGACGCTGGTCCAAGGTCATCTCGTCAAGGTTCTGCCTAAGCAGCCGTTCATCTCGCGCCGCGCCGTTGTTCAATGCCAACGCTGCAAAACGTGGCGTTGCGTCGGGCATATCGGGCAACACATGCAAGGGAGCCTCTGCAAATGAGCATCCGGGACACACTGATAAGCGGCGACGAAGCGCGAGACATTCGCGCCCGTGTCGATCAATACGCCGAATGGGCCGAACAGTTCAGGAAGCCGAACGGCTGGACCGTGATTACGCCGGACGAACAAAAGCGCGCCCCGGTTACTGTCACGAACGAAGAACGGGGCCGCCTTGAGCAATACGAAGTCTGGCGCGACCCGCCGGAAAGCCTGTTCTGCTACGTCTCGCCGCTTGGTGACGGGCGGATCAAAGCGGCCGTCTGGACTGGCGACCCGCTAGGCTTCGGAAACTGGGGCGACGAATACCGCTCAAACTTCGGCGACGGCCGCCGTTCCGTCCGCGTCATCATCGCGGGTTACGTCTACAGCGGAACGGCTTTCGTGACTGCTGGCGACTACGCCAGACTTCGGCGCGGCAAGCGTCATCCGCACTAAGCAGACCACAACTTAAACCCCGTCCGAGACAGGACACGGAGAACTAATCACATGGCACTTTCAAACAGCATGGTTGCTCATACTTGGGCCGCCGGAACGAAACCGCACGGCAAGAGCAACAACGGCAACTTCTACTTTGACGGCCGCATTCTCTATTCCTACGGCTCGCACTTCGCCGTGGGCGTCCGGCTGAACAATGAACAAGCCGTCCTGAATAGCGACAGCTATTCAATCTCGACTTCCGGGATGCAAAGCGACGCGCGCTCCGCCGTCAGTCACTTTGAGACTGTCAGCGTTCCGAAGTTGCAGGACATCGCCCGCGACCTTTCATACGTCGCGAACAACGGCGCGAAGAACAGTCCGCATCACGTCGCCGCCATCATCGCGCATATCGAGACACACGCGGCGGCGCTTATCGGCGAAGTTCAGGTTTACGACCGCGACGCGCCGGACCCGCGATATGCGGACGCCGAAGAACAGCAGCCGTGGATGCGCGGCGCGTATGTCGGGACGGGCGAGACACAGGCCGCGCGCCTGCTGCGGTTCTGCGGCATTCCGGCCGCTCGCGCCGCCGCTGCGATCAAACGCGGAACCGCGAAGGCGGCCCGCAACGCCAAGGCGGAAGCGGCGGCCGAACGGAAGCGGGCGAAGGCGGAAGCCGTCGCCGTCGCGGACATGACGGCGAACGAGCGGGATTCGTGGCTGGCGTCGCGGTTCTACATTCGGCCCTTTGACGGGAGCTATCAGGACGCCAGCACGGCCGAACGCTACCGGGAGGCGTCAAAGGTGCTTTTCCGGCTGATTAAGGCGGGCAAGGCGGAGAAGCTGTCGGCCGCGCGCCTTGGCCGCCTCAAGGGCCACAGGGCGGCCGTTCTGGCGATCCTCAAGGCGTATGACGACGACGCGGCCGGAATGATTGCCGCCTATCACGCCGAACGCTTCGCCAACTGGAAAGCGCGCTACAGCGCCGCCACTGACGACGCGGCCCGGCTCGCCGTCTGGCGCTCTAACGGCGTCAACGCGGGGGCCTATGCGGAAGGGTCGCCAGAACGGGCGGAGCTTGAAGCAGCGGACGCCGAAGGGCGGAGGCTGGATAGCGCCGAACGCATGGCGAAGCAGGCGCAACAGCGGGCGGAATGGCTCGCAGGCGGGCCGCGACACACGCGCCTAGACGGGCCGGACGGAACGGCGCTTGTTCGCCGTTCACCGGACGGCGAGCGGCTGGAAACGTCGCACGGCGCAGACGTGCCTTGGGATCACGCCGTCAAAGCGTTCCGGTTCATCGCCTTGTGTGTGGCGCGCGGCGAAGCGTTCCACACTAACGGGCGCGTCGTCCGCGTCGGGCCTTTCCGCGTGGATAGCATCACGCCGGAAGGCGACATGCGGGCCGGATGTCACACGTTCAAATGGTCCGTCATGCGCGAGCTTGCGGAACGTGAAGGCGTCCTGACGCTCGCGCCGTCTGACGAAGCCGTTCAGGTGAACGCTTGAACGCCGAACAAGAGCAACGCCGGGACGCCACGCTAGAGGCGTTCCGGCAACGGGAGCGGGCCGCCATGGCGGCGACGCTGGCGGAGGCCCGGCAAGCCGTCCGCGTCGTCCGCATTGGAGCGGGAGGGCGCGGGGGCCTGCTAGGCGTCGCCGTGGCGCTGCTAACGTGGCCCTTCGCACACATGAAGATGTGAGGAAGTAGAGACTAAGTAGAGCGCAAGTAATCGCAGGCATTAGTTCAGCGGTTTACTTGCGCTCATCTTGTCATCGTCAGTAATGCACAAGTAAAGAGGAAGTAAACGCGACCATGAATAAAGCATATCCCCCAATGAATACTTGGCGGGCGGCTTCGTCGGGCCTGACAGCGAATGTGTCTACGCAGGCGCAAAAATAGTGCAAAACGGAATGTCAAAAGTGCAAAACGAGGCAGTCCTGAATAAACTGCATGTAATCGCTATCTTTAATCGCAGAATGCCCCAAATCGCCCGAATAGACCCGAATATGGCGCAGATTTTTCAGAAATATCCGCATCAAAAGTGCAAAATGAGCCAATCTGAATAAAATAGACAGCGGCCCCGGCCCAAGCAGCCTTGACGCCGCACCGGCCGTCCAGCATTTTCGGCGCATGTCCGCTCTCGCCCTCCACGACGACTATACCCGCGTCGAACCGCTCGGCCCTGCCGAGAAGGCGGAGATCATCGACGCCCTGTATCGGTATTTCTCGATGCAGAAGGTCGTCGAGAAGACCGGCTACGATCTGCGGCGCATCATGACCGCCGTGGACGAAGACCCGGAGTTCTCGAACATGATGGCGCTCGCCGAAAAGCACCTGTCGGTGCTGGGCGAAGACGAGCTTAAGCGCCGGGCGATCCACGGCGTCGAATCGGTCGTCGTCGCGAACGGCCGGGTCGTCTACACCGTCGTCGATGGCGTCCGTAAGCCGATGGTCGAGACCAAATACAGCGATAGCCTTCTCAAGACCTATCTCGAAGCCAACCGCCGCGACAAGTTCGGGGCCAAGCTCGAAGTGACCACCACGCACAAGGGCGTGATCGCGCTCCCTGCGTTCTCCCCGGAGATGATGCAGCTTCTCTTGGCCGATGCCAGAGGCGAAGCGGTCGAACTGATCGTGGACCGGGAGATGGAAGCAGGCGACAAGCCGGAAGTGATCGACGCCGAGTTCACGGTGGTAGGCGAGGCAGCCAATGAGGATGCCGAGTTCACAGGCGGGACGGTCCCGGAGTCGGCCAAAGAGTTCGACATCCTGTGAAAATCCGCGTCTCGCCAGAGCTATACGCCGCCTATCAGGCTGCGAAGAAGGCGTTCGACAACGCCGCGTGGCGTCCAAACAGCGTCGCCCAGTGCCTTGCCATCAACTGCACGGACCCGGAGCTTCTGCTTGAGGGCAACCGGGGCGGCGGCAAGACGATCACGCTGCTGATGACCTACGCCGTCCATGTGGACAAGGGATACGGCGCTGCATGGCGCGGGATCATCTTCCGTAACACCTACAAGGCGCTGGAAGACATCATCAACCAGTCCAAGAAGGTGTTCTGGCGCATCTGGCCCGACGCGACCTTCAACGAGACGGAGCGTCTGTGGAAGTTCCCCGGCGGGGAGACGTTGAAGTTTTCGCAGTTCGCGACGCCTGACGACTACAACACATGGCACGGTCAGGAGTTTCCCTTCATCGGCTGGGAGGAACTGACGAACTATCCGACCGACGCCTGCTATCGGTCGATGATGTCGTGTAACCGCTCTAGCTCGCCGGGCATTCCGAAGTTCATCCGCGCGACGACCAATCCGTCCGGCCCCGGCAAGCGATGGGTGAAGAACCGCTGGCAACTGCCGACCATGCGGAACAAGCTGATCGAAGACGCCAAGGACGACGAAGGCTACGAAGTCCCGAACCGGATGTCGCTGCACTTCAAGTTCGAGGACAACCTTGATCTGGTGCGGGTGGACCCGAAGTATATGTCGCGGGTGCGTCAGTCCGCGATGAACGCCGAGATCAGGAAGGCGTGGGTCGAAGGCGACTGGAACAGCCGGAGCGGCGGGTTCTTCGACGACTGCTTCTATCCCGAAGTCCACATGCTGCCCAAGTTCGTCATCCCGAAGGGCTGGAAGCTGTTCCGGGCGCTCGACTGGGGCTACAACGCGCCCTACAGCTACGGCGTCTACGCGGAGTGCCCGGAGACGACGATTGTGGACCTTGCGCCCAAGCGCGAAGTCGTCAACGGGATCGTCGTGGACATCCCGCGCCAGATGCAGTTCATCCGGGGCGACATCATCCGCGTGTTCGAGGACTACGGCTGGGTGCCGACGAACGGGCAGAACAAGGGCGTCCGTCTGTCGCCAGCCGCAGCGGCCGAACGCTTCAAGATGCTTGAGATGAAGTGGGGCATCCACTCGCTCGTCAAGGGCGGCGTCGCCGGGGTCGATCTCTGGAACACGCAGACAGACGACAACGCGCCGATCCACCAGTTCGAGGTCCGCAAGCTGGACATGGACAAGGCGGACGTGACGCGAGGCAGCCGTAAGGGCGGTTTGATGACGCTCGTCAGCTACCTTGAGAATGCCTTGCCGAAGAAGGTAGACGGCATGGTCCTGCCGAGAGAGCTTCCGGCGCTGTTCTTTATCGAAGACAACAACGCGCAGGCGCTTCGCATCCTGTCCGAGATCACGCCGGACCCGGAGAACCCCGACGACTTCCACAAAGACGCGGAAGACCATATCGTCGATGAGATCAGATACATCCTGTCGCGTCGGGACAGGACCATCAGGCAGCATCACGCCTGATCGCCGCGTCCCGGCTTGAAAACCCCTTCACCCCTCGCGTAGGCTCCGCCGATGGCCCGACAACCCAAAGCAGTCGTAGACAAGGCCCGGCGTCAAGCCCGGTCATCCGTGAAGGCGACGGACCCTTCCACCCCCTCGCTCGCCTACACGGCGATGGCGGGGCGCTGGGCGTTGATCTCCACGGTCCTCGGCGGCACCGAAGCCATGCGGGCGGCCGGGAAGACCCTGCTGCCGCAGCACGAGGGCGAGGGCGATCTGCGCTACCGCAATCGGCTCTCGACGGCGACCCTGACCAACTACACGGCGCTGACGCTGGATCACTGGACCGGGAAGCCGTTCTCGAAGCCCGCCGTCATGTCGAAGGACACTGACCCGGAGATCGCGAAGCTCGCCGAAGACATCAACCTGTGCGGGGATGAGTTCACAGTCGTCTTGAAGGACTGGTTCACGAAGGGAATGGCGAAGCAGGTTGCTTACTGCCTCGTGGACTTCCCGGAAGTGCCGGATCACATTCGCGAGCGCGGCGTGTCCTTGGCCGACGAAAAGCGTCTGAACCTGCGGCCCTACTGGGTCATCATGCCTGCGGAGGCAGTAATCGCGCCCCGCAAGGAGCGGATCAACGGCGAAGACATCTTCACGAACGTCCGCTATTACGACAACGAGACTGTCTACGACGGGTTCGAGGAAAAGATCAAGGTCCGCATCCGGGAGTGGGATCGGAACGTGGTCTCGCGCGACGAGTTCGGCGAGGAACAGGAAGTCGAGATCAGGCAGCGCGTCCACGTCAAGAACGGCAACCGCTGGGACGCCGGGCCGTGGAAGAAGGTCGAGTTTTCGCGCATTCCGCTCGTCGAGTTCAACACCGGCAAGATGGAACTGCTTGATCTGGCGTATCTGAACGTCACGCACTGGCAGTCGGCGTCGGATCAGCGGAACTGCCTGACGGTCGCGCGTTTCCCGATCCTCGCTGGTAAGGGCGTGTCGGAAGACACGGTGGTCACGCTGGGACCATACAACTTCCTCGCGTCGAAGGACTCGGCGTCCGAGTTCTACTATGTCGAACACACGGGCGCGGCGCTCGACGCCGGACAGGTCGATCTCGACGGCCTGACCGAAGACATGGCGATGTATGGCGCGGAGATGCTGAAACAGCGTCCCGACCGCGAGACTGCCACGTCGCGGGTGCTGGATCAGGCGGAGAACACCGCGCCCCTGCAAGTCCACACCTTCAACTTCGTCAGCGCCGTCAACATGGCGCTGTTCTATACGGGCCTGTGGCTCGAAAAAGAGGAAGGCAAGTTCGTTGCGCGTGTCGAGATCGACACAGACTTCGCCGTCTCGGCCGAAGCGTCCGAAAAGATCGGCAACATGAAGGAACTTCGGAAGTCGGGCGACGTTTCGCGCAAGCAACTGCTGACCGCGATGAAGGAAGCCAAGGCGATCCCGGAGAGCTTCGACATCGCAGCCAACGACACCGAACTGCTGGCAGAGGCGGAAAGGAAGGCACAAGCCGCCGCCGACGCCGCGAAGAAACTGGCAGCCGCCAGTCCAGAGCCGGAGGGGACCGCTCCGAAGGCATCAACAACCCCGGAGAAGAAGACATGAAGACCCCCCGTATCGGCTACATCGTCGTCGTCCATGATCGCGGTCGCCCGCAGGCCGGTCGCGACGTTCACCCGGCCATCGTGACGCAGGTCATCAACGAGAAGGCGGGCACCATCGCCGTGCGCGTCCTTCCCGAACAGGGCGTGGACTATCCGATCAAGGCCATCAACTACATGCACGGCGACTCCTACATGGAGGGCCTGTCGTGGCGCTACCCGGACGACGAGGCCACGGCTTCGACCGGCGGCGGCTCGGCGACCGCGCCGGAACCGCAGGACGTGATGGCCCCGACGCCGGGCGACCACGAGCCGCGCACCGTCGCGGGTGAAGCCGTCGCCAAGCCCGGCGACGCGCCCAAGGACGGCGAAACCAGCGACGTGACCGGCGACGGCTCGCTCGCGGCGCAGGACGGCCAGACCGACGCCGCCAGCGGCGAGGGCGACGATCCGTTCTCGGGCCTGACCGACAAGCCGGAGGACGGCAAGAAGCCGACCGATGGCGCTGACTCGTCGTCGGTCGCCAACGCGGCCGGGAACGTCGCCGACACCGCCGCCGGAGCCGACGCCAACACGTCGGACGCCACGAAGGGCAGCCTGACGGCCGCCTCGGAAGGCGCGCAGAAGGCGGGCGACAAGGCCGCCGACGCCAAGGACGACAAGAAGCCCGCCGCCAAGAAGTAAGCGGCAGGCTGCGGAGCCGCCCCGGTTAGCGCCGGGGCGGCTTTCCGTCCATCAATCGAACTCACGAGAAAATCATGGATCGCGTCGTCCGCATCATCGCCCTACTCGTCATCATCGCCCTGTTGGCGCTGTCCGTGTGGGCACCCTCTCTGATCCCAGTCGGCATCCGTGCGCTGATCGGCTGGATCGCCGTGTCGCTCGTGGGGATCGGCGCGGTTCTTCTGTTCGTCATGTGGACCTTCGCGCAGGCGATGCGGTCCTAGCGGAGAAGTCCAATGTCGCTGAACCCGTTTGCGGGATGGTCCGCACCGAAAGCCAAGGCCGCGCCGGGGGAAGGCGCAGCCATCAATCCCGCCGCTCCATTCGCAGCCGCCTTCTGGATCGCGTGGGCGCTCCTGCAAGTCGGCGTCCGAGAGATCGTCGGGGGCAAGCACTCCACGATCATCATGGGATGGGTGCGGGAACTCGGCGCGAAGGCGCTGGGCATCAAAGTCAATGACGACGAGACGCCATGGTGCGGCACCTTCGCCGCCATGGTGATGAAGAAGGCAGGTTTGACGCTGCCACTGATCGCTGTCCGCGCTTCACAGTGGGGGAGGGCTGGGAACTGGGGCCGCGAACTGCTGGCACCGCGTCCGGGCTGCATCATGGTCTTCACGCGCAACGGCGGCGGTCACGTCGGCTTCTACATGGGCGAGACCAAGACGCACTTCCGCATTCTCGGCGGCAACCAGTCCAACAGCGTCAGTCTGGCGTGGATCGCGAAGGATCGCTTGGCCGAAGGTGGGATGCGCTGGCCCAAGGGTGTGCCCCTGCCCGCCGCGTATCGCATCCATCTCAAGCCGAACGGCGAGACGGCTTCGAGCAACGAAGCGTAAAAGCCCTCTCGACAGACGCGGCTCTAGTCAGCTAGGGTCGCGTCACTGTTCATCACCCCCGTCACGCACGGCTCAACACAGGGTTTCGCTTCCCATGGAAGACTTCTACTTCGAGGACAACGCTGAACTCCCGGAGGCGGAGTTCGAGAGCAAGGTTCCGTCCGACTTCCGGTTCGCCTACGTCAAGGGCGACGGCGGCACCTACAAGCTGAACGACCAATACAGCGCAGCCGCCAAGCTGATCGACGGTCGCGGCCGGACGCTCAAGCAGACCAAGGCCACGAACCAGTCGGTCGGTCTGGAATCGAAGACCCGCCGCGAGGCGCTTGAGAAGTGGGTCGCGGAGACCGGCTTCGAGTCGCCGGAGGACGCGAAGGCCAAGCTGACCGAACTGAACGAAAAGCTGGCGTCGAAAGCCTCCATCAAGCCGGAGGAAGTTCGCGCTGCCATCGAGAAGGAGTTCACGGACAAGCTCACGGGGGAGCAAACCAAGAACCAGAAGATGTTCGCGACCCTCGAAAAGCACCTGCGCGACAAGGACGCGCTGTCGGCGCTGGCGGAACACAAGGGCAAGGCCGGTCTGCTGATGCCCGTGATCCTCGCCAACACGAAGGTCATGCAGGACGACGACGGCGAATACTTCACGGCGGTCCTGAACGCCAAGGGCGAAGTCCGCGCCGGATCGGACGGCGGTCCCATGTCGATCAGCAAGTTCGTCGAGGAACTGAAACAGAACCCCGAATACGCCGTCGCGTTCGAGGGAACGCAGAAGACCGGCGGCGGGGCCGACCCGAAGGCGCAGCAACAGCAACGCCACCAGCCGACCAACACGGAACGCCAGCAGCAGGGCGAGAGCCGCCAGCAGCGCGGCGTCAGCAAGATCAGCGCGGGCCTCGCCGCCCGGTCCTGATCGAAAACATCAACGGGCGACTTGAAAACGTCCGTTAACCATGACAAGGATCAGGGCGCGCTCACAACGCGCCCTGTTTCGTTCCGGGGGGATACCCGGCGCAGGGGGCGGGACACGGCACGGGGGGATACCCGGCGGGTCCACAAGAGCGGTGAAAACCCCTTTTCGTGGAGAGACCCCCATGGCGTCCGTGACGCTCGAAGAAGCCGGGAAACTGGCCCAAGACCAACTCGTTCAAGGCGTGATCGAGGAAATCATCGACTCGAACCCGATGTTCGAGATTTTCCCGTTCGAGGGCATCGACGGCAACTCGCTGGCCTTCAACCGCGAGAACACGCTGGGCGACGTGCAGGTTCTCGGCGTCGGCGGCACCATCACCGCCAAGAACCCGGCGACCTTCACGAAGGTCAACGCCAACCTGACCACCATCCTCGGCGACGCCGAAGTCAACGGGCTGATCCAAGCGACCCGTTCGGGCAACGTCGATCAGAAGGCGCAGCAGATCGCGTCCAAGGCGAAGTCCGCCGCCCGCAAATATCAGGACATGATGATTAACGGCACCGGCACCGGCGACGAGTTCGTCGGCCTGCGCGGTCTCGTTGCGAACAGCCAGAAGGTCAGCGCCAAGACCGGCGGCGTGGACACGAACGGCGGCGTCCTGACGTTCGAGCTTCTGGACGAACTGCTCGACCTCATCAAGGACAAGGACAGCCGTCCCGACTTCCTGATGATGTCGGCCCGTGAGCGCCGCCGCGTCATGCAACTGCTGCGCGCCATGGGCGGTGCGTCCCCGGCCGATGTCTACACGATGCCGTCCGGCGAACAGATCATCGCCTACAACAACGTGCCGATCTTCGTGAACGACTACATCCCGACGAACCTGACGCGCGGCACGGCGTCCAACGCCTCGGTCGTCTTCGCCGGGACGTGGGACGACGGCTCGCTGACCCACGGCATCTCCGGCCTGACGGCCAAGAACGCCGCTGGCATCAGCATCGTGGAAGTCGGCCAGTCGGAAACCAAGGACGAGGAAATCACCCGCGTCCGCTGGTATACGGGTCTGGCGAACTTCTCGCAGAAGGGCCTCGCCATGCTGCAATACGTCGTCCCGCCTGCGGGCTAAGACGACTTGCGCCTGCGGCGGGTCTGGCTCTATGGTCAGGCCCGCCGGGGCCTCTTTTCTGGAACCGGCTTTCACGTCCACTCAATAGGGATCATCAGACAGTCCGATGAAAGCCGAGAACCAATCCATGCTGATCGAAGAAGCCCAAGGGCAGCAAACGATCCAAGCCCTGTTCATGCAGACCGGGCCGAAAGAAGAAGCCGTCATTCTGAACTGCCGGTTCGAGCGCAACGGCGAAGACGGGAAGCTCTATTACGTCTTCGCAGGCACCGCCGACCACTACATGATGTTCCGGGAACTGATGCGCGACTACGCCGTCTTCCCGGCGCACGAAGTCGAAGGCCATCCGTCCAATCCGGCGACGCAGGCAGCCGCAGCCCAAGAGGCCGGTGAAGCCGCCCCGGTGGTCGATACGGCTCCGAACGAAACGAAGTCCACCGCCGACACTGGCGAGACGCCGCCCGAACTGTCCGTGACGGACGGGATCGTGGTCACTCCCGAAGGAGCCGCCGATGACGCATCGGTTCACAGTCCCGAACAACCTGCCAACGGCGGGCAATCCGCGTCCGGTGACGCTGGTGCGACCGGCGCCAATGACGGGCGGGGTGTCGATGTTCACGGGGGCGCAGATGATGGGCGACCCGGAACTGCGGATCGGAGTGCGGGGGGAGAAGCCGCCGCCCCGAACGCATCTGGCACCGTCGATCCTCAAGTAACCGCCCCGGCCGCGAAGCCGGACCCGTTCGCTGATCTGTAACCCCGAAGGAGAGCGCCGATGGCCTCGCTGATCTACAATAAGGCCATCGACGCGCTGGTTCGCGCAGGCATCAACTTCGCGTCCGACGCCTTCAAGGTGATGCTGGTCACGTCGGCCTACACGCCGAACAAGGACACGCACGAGGATCGCGCCGACGTGACCAACGAAGTCGTCGGCACCGGCTACACCGCCGGGGGCGTGGCGACGACTCCGACGATCACGCTGGACACGACCAACGACCGGGTGGACATCACCTTCTCGAACGTCTCGTGGGCCAACGCCACGATCACCGCTCGGGCGGCCGTCATCTACAAGTCCACGGGCGTCGCCGCCAACGACACCCTGATCGCCTATGTGGACTTCGGCAGCGACGTGTCCTCCACAAACGCCGCGTTCGCCGTCACCTTCTCGTCGGCGCTCCGCTTCCAGAACTAGCTTCCGGGCTAGGGCCGATCTACGATGAAGGCGGGCAGGCTCCAATCGGGCTTGCCCGCCTTTTTCATACCGTCAGGAACTCGCGGTGGCTGACTTCACGCTAGGCCCAGCAGACGTTATCAGCGCCGGTTACACTGGCGCTGCGAAGACGTATGAAGTCACGTTCAACGGCTACATTGAGATCAAGGCGTGGGGCGCAGGCGGTGGCGGCGGCTGGGTTCACAGCAGCATCATCACCGCGAACTATCGGACTGGTGGCGGCGGGTATGTTGACTGCCGTATCCCGGTGGCGGTTGGCGACATCATCAAGATCGAAGTCGGACAAGGCGGTCGGCGCGCATCGTCAGTCACCGCCGGATCGGAAGGCGGCTGGCCGGATGGCGGACGCGGCACGAGGGGCACGGCAGGCGCAGGCGGGGACTTCTACAGGGGCGGCGGTGGCGGCGGCTCGACGCGGGTCTACAAGAACGACGCTCTGATCCTCGTGGCCGGAGCGTCGGGTGGCGGCTGCCGGGGTTTCGGTGGGGCTGGCGGCGGCACGACGGGTGGAACCGGCAACGCGGGTGCAACGGGCGGAACCCAGCAGGCCGGAGGATCGGTCGGTGGTTCGTTCCTGAAAGGCGCGGATGCACCACTGGCTCCGGCAACCGGGTCCAGTTCCGGCGGTGGCGGGGGTGGGTATTATGGCGGCGGATATGACGGTGACGCCACGAACGTCGCAGGCGGCGGTGGCGGCTCTGGATACCTGAACGCCCAGTTCGGGCAGAACATTCAAGGCACGAACGGTCAGACGGGCCTCGCTGCCAAGAACACCGACCCCGATTACGTCGCAGGCGTCGGACTGGGCGGTCTGACGTATGCCAACGCAGGCACGACGGACGGCGGCGACGGTCGCGTGGTCATGCGGCAGAACGACGGCAGCGAGTTCGCACTCGTCGAAGAAGCATGGACACCGCTGACCAATAACGCGGCTGCAACGCAATCGTGGGTGATCTCGAAGAACGGCGTCGTCGAGATGGACCTGTGGGGCGCTGGTGGTGGTGGCGGCATGTCCAGCATCGTCGGCCCCGGACCCGGAGGCTACCCGCGAGGCGGTGGTGGCGGTTACACGCGCGCCAAGTTCACGGTCGCCGTGGGAGACGTGCTGGAAGTCAAGGTCGGCCGTCCGGGCAGGGCGGCGCGAGCCGACAACTCGTCGCCCATGGGTGGCGGTTGGCCGGATGGCGGCACCGCAGGCAACAACTCGTCAGGATCATCGCAGTCGGGTTCGGGCGGCGGCTCAACGCAGGTATTCGTCAATGGAACGCTGATGGCTGTCGCCGGGGCGGGCGGCGGTGGTTCGATTCCGACGCGCGGCGATAATCCGGGCGCTGGGGGCGGCACGACCGGCCAGAACTCCGTGGACAGCACGGACAGCGTGAATGCGGCCACGGGCGGTTCGCAGAGCGCCGGGGGCATCAACCCGGAGTTCCCGGACGACACGGGCTATCACGGCGGCTATCTGCAAGGCGGCAACGGACGCCCGGCGGGGATCGCGGCCAACGCCACCGACAGCCGATGCTCCGCAGGCGGCGGGGGCGGTTACTATGGGGGCGGCGGCTCGGGCAAGACGGGCAGCTACTTCCGGGCTGGCGCGGGCGGTTCCGGCTACGTCCGACCGGGCGTGATCGAAGGCAGCACAGAGGGCGGCAATCTCGGCACTCCGGCGCAGATCGCACACACGCGCTATCCCGGCAGCAACGTAGCCTACGGCGGTCAAGGTGGAGGGTCGTATGGCGCTGTCAACGACGGCAATCCCGGATACGCCGTCTATTACTTCGAGCCGGTCACAGGGGCTTTCGGTCCCATCGGAACTGTCTCGCGCGCACAGAACGTCGAAGGTGCCGCTTCGGGCGGGCTGACGTTCAACAACACGGTGCCAGTGACAGTGGCGGTCAGCGCCGTCAACGGCGTCGGTGACGGGGGAACGACGGTCGATGCCCTGCTAGGGCCTCTCGAAGTCTTCCTGACGCCGCCCGCTGTCGTGGCGCGGGTCAACAACGGCTGGGAAGGCCCGCTGCCGGGTCCGGTGACGACGGTCGCGCCAGAAGGCACGGCTGATACGCAGGTAAACGCCTTCGGTCAGATCGGCACCATTAACATCCTGTCCTTGCTCGAAGCCGGGCCAGAACAGGAAGCGAATGTCATCCTTGATCTCGTCTTCGAGTTCGATGGCGGGGTGTTCGTCGAGAGCCTGTTGGAAGCGGCGGTCACGGGCGCGGCAGCGGTGCCGAAGCCTCCGGCTGCGCTGCTGATCGGGGAAGTCGATGTCTCTCCGGTTAGCGGCTTCTATACGTCCGTGGATCAGGAAGCGCCTGCCGAACTCGACAGCATTGTCACCGCGTCTCCGATTGAAGGATACGCGGCGGAGGCGTTCGAGGCGACGCTGGACAGCACAGTCACGGCGACAAGCCTGCTGGGGGCATCGGCTACCGGAGCCGCCGCCATTGCCGCCCGCATCAGCTTCATCCCGGAGAACGGACAAGGTGGCGGGGTCGGCATCGGTGCGGTGAACGGGCGTCCCAGCACCCCGGACATGCAGTCGAGCGGCGATCTCGGGAAGGTCGCCGTTGATCCGATCCAAGGCGTCGCCCTGTCCGGCGATGACGTGGTGCTGGCGGTCGGCGTCATGCCGGATCGCGTCACAACGGAGTGGACCAACACCGACGCGATTCAAGCGCGCGGTGAAGGTGGCGCGTTCGCGCAGCTTAACCAAGGCGGCAGCAACAATCCGGCAGACAACTATCTGTTCCGGGTCTGGCGCAATACGAACATCAACGGCTCCGCAGTTGGTTCGGCTACGGTCACGGCAGACTTGTCGGCGACCATCACCTTCGCTGCACCGCAAGGCGTGACGATTCGGGGTCAGAGCATCGTCGCTCCCATCGGGACGGTCTTCGTGCGCCGCCCGTTCGCGGGGGCTGGCGAGAACCCGGCAATCGAAGGCGACGCGCTGGCGGGATACGATCTGCGGGACACGCCTATTCTCATCACGCCGCCGGAAGCAGGCTTCGCGATCAACGGCGAAGCGGTCGGGCAGGGCCAGCTTACGGTCGTGGTCCTGCCGCCCCCGGTAGAGGCGGCCGTGGGGCAGGACAGGCCGCTCGACATCCCCGGCCCGATCATCCTGACGCCCATGGAGGGCCAAGCCTACCCAGTGGCCCCGGAATCGGACGCACAGGCCGATCTCTCGGCGGTCGTGACGCTCCTGCCCCCGGAGGCCCAGCCGAACGTCTCCTTGGCCGTCATGCTGCCCGGCGCGGTGCGGGTCTCCCCGGTGCTGGCGGCCTTCAAGGTGGTGGCGGTCTCGGGCACGGCGGTCTTCATCCGTCAGGTGGAAGGAGAGGCCGTCTTCCGCCGAGTTGAAAACGCCGTCGCGGTCGTAGAGGATAGGATCGAAAGAACCGTCGTCTTCCGGGGCTAATCCGTGG